CAACAAGTATACCTGCTGCGATACTAGTCATCGCTAAATACCAATACCAGATCGCCTTTGTTGCTGATCAGGAAATAAATTTATTAGCAGCACTAACTGAGATTATGGTGGAGTGTGAGTTTAAATGAGAAACCCTTGGAAATTTTTGATTACTAATAGAGTTAAAAAAAATTCTATGGATGGTAAATTAAAAGGAAACGGATCAACGAGACCCGCATTAGATGTTGATATAGACGCTACTTGGTTGGAAAAACAATATCATAATCAAAATGGTCGTTGTTATTATTTTCCAACTATTCCTTTAGATCCTCAAAGTGTTTTTACATCTCGTAATCCTATGACTATGAGTGTAGAAAGATTGGATGATTCAAAAGGTTATACTAAAGATAATGTGGTTTTAACTTGTAGATTTGCAAATTTAGGTTTAGCAAGCACACCAATAGAGAAAAAAAAGGAATTTATTTCTGAATTTACAAAGAAGGTGGAGTGTGAATTCAAATGAAGAAGAAAACAAAACCATTTAAATTAAATGCTTTTGGTGTTCTTGGTATCGTTTTGCTAATAAGTGGCATCTTTTCCGGTTATGTGGTATACTATACATTGATGGAGAATCTAAAATGAAAGTTTACAGAGATGAACTACTGAAGATGTTAAAAGAACATGCCTATAAAAAAGGTGAGTTTACTTTATCTTCTGGTAGAAAAACAGATCATTATATAAATTGCAAACCTGTAACTTTAGATGGTAGAGGTTTAGCAATCGTAAGTGCTATGTTAGCTGAGTGTATCGAAGAAGATGCAGTTGCAGTAGCAGGACTTACTTTAGGTGCCGATCCTTTAGTATCAGGTGTTGCTATGGTGTCTGCATTAAATCAAGGTAAACTTACAGGACTGATAATCCGTAAAGAACCTAAAGGTCATGGTACTGATGAATACATTGAAGGGCCATTACCACCTAAAGGTGAGAAGGTAACTGTATTAGAAGATGTTGTTACTACAGGTGCATCATCAATCAAAGCAGTTAAAAGACTTCGTGATGCAGGTTATGAAGTTAAACGTGTTGTTTCAATTGTTGATCGTCAAGAGAATGATGAAGCAAACACTAACTTTAAAATGGCAGGTCTTGAGTTCTATAGTCTATATCCTTTAGAGGAGATTGTAGAATGAACTGTTGGCATTGTAATACCGAACTGATATGGGGATCAGATTTTGATGGTGCAGATTATGGATGTGAAGAGGAATACTCTATCGTAACTAATCTCACTTGCCCTAAGTGTCAATCATTTGTACAAGTTTATTATCCGAATCAAAATGACTCAAATAACGAAATTGAAACATCAAATTAAATCCAATAAATATTACTTATTTTGGGGTGCTGCAACTATTGCAGTTTTTACAGGACAAATTTATGTCGGTAATGGTTATCGTCAAATGTCCCAAGAGGTTAAAGACCTTACTGAAATGATCACTATTCAAATCGAACTCGATGCAATTAAAAGCAATGGTTTTATTTACTAATGTAATTCCTCATGGAGATTACTCAGGATTACCACCAACAGGTGTATTCATTTTTTGGATCGTAACATCCTTAGTTACTCTAGTAGGATATGGTTTATATCTTACTTTTGGGCCCGGTGGTAAAGATTTAAAAGACGAAATTAGAGAACATGCTAAAATGCATGAGTTAGGCATTGCTCATGGTCATGAGGGTCGTCATCCAGTAATGACACAAAGAGCACAAGAGCAAGATTATCCACAACACAAACATGGTGATAAAAAAGATTGATGATGATAAGGCAGTGTGGGCTGCCAATCAATTTATAGATTATTTTAAAAACTTTACTGATCTTGAAGAGTATCTTCGTCATGTAAAAAAATCTGTGATAACAAATGCACATCCATTAGATGATCCTAAAGATTATTTTTTTAATCAGGATATACATCCTAGTGAGATGGAATTTGATATTCGATTAGTTGGTAGTAGATTTGGAGAACAAGGATTACCTCAATCATATTATAAAGATCTTTTAAGAGCAGTATCCTCTCATAATAATGAAGACAATATTCCCGGTAGAGAATTGAGGATGATGGTATATGAAAAGAATACAAATAAAATAATCGGATTTATTAGATTACAATCTCCACTTATTAATTCAAAACCAAGAAACGAATGGTTGGGTAAAGCACCAGATCTTACGATCTTTAATCGTCATACTGTAATGGGATTTGCTATCGTTCCTTCACAGCCTTTTGGGTACAATTATCTTGGTGGTAAACTCCTAGCATTAATCTGTGTATCACATTATGTTAGAGAACTATTGAATGATATCTTTGAAAAAAATATTGCATTATTTGAAACAACATCTTTATATGGATCTAGTAGTTCTGCATCACAATATGACGGTTTAAAACCTTTTATGAGATTTAAAGGTTTAACTGATAGTAAGTTTATACCTGTTTTATATAAAGAAGCATTTCATAATTTACATGATAAATTTACTGAGTGGAACAATAATGAACCTCTGACAGAAAATAGAGCATCATCTAAAAAACTTAAAAGACAAACTAAAATGATTTCTATCATCAGAAATAGTTTAGAAGATGAGACTAAGTTAAAAGAGTTTAATGATACTATAGAAATGGCATTCGGACTTACTGAAAAGAAAAGATTCTACATTTCAGATTATGGATATGGTAATGTTCGTGAAGTTATAGCTGGAGAACAAGATAAATTAATTCGTGGTCAAAATTGGGATAAGTTTTATCTTGATAATATTATTGCATGGTGGAAGAAGAAAGCAGGGAAAAGATATGATAAATTAAAGGCAGAGGGTAGATTTAGAAATAAGGTAGAATTATGGACAGAGGATAATGATATACAAATCATTCGTTAATAAATACTTAAAAACGGATAGAGATGAAGACGTTCAAAGAATTTATACATGAAAGTAGTCTTTCTAGAATAAAAAGTAAAGCAGATAAAAAAGGCATTGCTGTAGTGTCTGCATCAAGGGCTGATAAATCTTCTAAAGAAAATAGATCAAGAGCAAAGGAGTTAGATAAAGATATTCGCAGCAAATTTGGTAGAGGTGCAACTAAAGTCACTGGTTCTTATGTTGAGAAAGATGATAAGACAGGAAAGGAAACAAGAGTAAAAGAAAGAAGTCATGTAATAGATAGTGGTAAGTTAGGTAAGAGGAAGTTCAAAAAGAAAGTCAAGGCACTTGGTAAAAAGTATGGACAAGATTCTGTATTGACATCAGGCAAAAAAGGTGGTACACTATCAGCAACTCGCAAAGGTGGTCTCGGCAAGAAAAAAGGTATAGGTGTGGGTAGATTCAAACCACAAGGAACAAACCCAGATGGTCAATCTCAGATCAAGGGAAAAACTTTTTCATTTAACAAAGACTAATGACAAACAAACTTTATGATGACTCCAATTGGAGAAATGAATACAAGAGTTACACCAGTGATAAAAGGGAACTCGAATTACTTGAAAATGGGCCTCACAGTCTTACAGATTCATGGCATCTTCAAGCAATGTATGGTGACTGGAAGAAGAAAAAAGGTTATAATAAATTAGACCCAAAAGAAAATAAAGGACAGATGCAATCATCGTTGCAAGAGTTCTTTTCTAAAACAGATCAAAGGGATCAAGCAATTTGATCTATACTTATTATTATGGCAGAATTGAAAGACTGGTTGAACTCAATCAACCTAAACAAAAAGAACTTGATTGATGAAGATCCATCAATCGAAAAAGAATATCCTCCCTTCATAGTAAACAAGTGTTTGTCAGGACATCTTGACACTGTGATGCTCGCTAATGAGATGAATAAGTATCCTTTTTTACCAAAAAAGATGCAACATGATTTTCTTATACATATAGTGAGGAAGAAGAAAAGATTTTCTCCTTGGTTGCGTAAAGACAAGATCAAAGAACTTGATAGTGTCAAAACATACTATGAATGTAGTAATGCTAAAGCGGAACAGATTCTAAAAATTCTTACAAAAGAACAACTGAATTTTATTAAATCTAAACTTGATATTGGAGGAAGACAATGAGTAGTGTTCTTAAGGAACCAGATGTGAAATGGAATCCTGACCAAATGGTCGAAGTGACATTAAATGAGCCAGATGATTTTCTTAAAGTAAGAGAGACATTGACTCGAATAGGTGTAGCATCCAGAAAAGAGAAGAAGATATATCAGTCCTGTCACATTCTTCATAAACAGGGTAGATATTTTTTAGTACACTTCAAAGAATTATTTGCATTAGATGGTAAGCATGCAAATCTTACTACGAATGATGTTCAACGTAGGAATCGCATAGCACAATTACTAGTTGATTGGGGCTTAGTAGGCATAGTAAATGGGGATACCATTCAAGATGTTGCACCTCTTAATCAAATCAAGGTTTTATCATACAAGGATAAAGGAGAATGGATTCTAGAAACAAAATATAATATTGGATCTAAAAAGAAAAAGGTAGAGGAAACCGTATAGTTGACATAGTATAACAGTGTGTTATACTTTTAATAACGAAAGGGTTAAGTCCAATAAGTGGTATTACCACTGAAACCATACTTAACGTTGTCGCCCTAAAATTACAATTATTATTATGTTCACTAAAAAGAAATTCGCACAAATGAGTGTGAAAA